GCAGATGCTGCTGCCTCTTGTTGGATTCTATTTCCAGTAGCAAAAGCTTCAATAATACCTTCATTTTCAGCTAATTCTTGAGATAATCCTGCTAAGTCATTATTTAAAGCTAATAGCCTTGCTTTTTCAAGATTTAATTGTTTTCCTGTGAGAAGTTCGGCTTCTAATTCTGCAGCAATTGAAGATTCAAAGTCTAATAAAGAACTAGCAATTTTATCTACTTGTTCTAAATTTGAGCCAAATAAACGAGCCTCAGTAGCGGCTTCAGCAATTAATTGAGGATTTTTACCTAATGAAACCGCAATAGCATCACTTACATTAGCTACATCGCTTAATACTCCTTTAACATTAACAGCTACACCACTCTGGTTTACTAGTGAACCTACAGTTCTAACAGTATTATCTAATATATCTTCAGTATTTTTACCTTGAATACGAGATAACATAGTAAGCTTTCCAGCTTCTTCAGCTGAGAGGCCTAATTGTTGGGTTAAAGTAGAGAATGTAACTAAAGTCTCACCACCAAAATCTGCTACAAGACCAGTCTGTTTAGTAAGTTCTTCAAAAGCTATTCCTAACTCTTTAGAAGTAATAAATAATTTTTCAGATTCAAAAGCAGCTAAAGCTAAACCATTTTGTAAATTTAAAGCAGAATCGGCTGATATTCCAAGATTCTTTTGAAGATTTGCTATGTTTTGACTTCCTTGTATAGCACCATTAGCAAACCCTAATAATGCTGCCTCTGAGACTAATGATAGTTTTTGGATGGTATTTAATTCACCATTAAGTAATTTAGCTGATAATCCTGATTTATCTAGTGATGCTAGATATTCTTTAGCATTTTCAAGAATATTACCAGTAAGTCCTTTACGGATTATTTCATCATTTATTTGTTTACCTGTGGTTTCTCTTAATCTTTCAAGGTAATCAGCTTGTTCGTTAAAATTATCAGCATCTTCAGCACTAATTTCTATACCTTTAGAACGAAGGGTATTAATAGCCTCATTAGCTATTTTTCTAGCTCTATCAGCTTTTTGTTGCTCTTTAGCATATTCTTTGGCAGCAGCTGCACCTTTTTTACCTCCTTTAACAATTTCTTCTTGTAAAGCAAGTTGGTTTTGGTTGGATTTTACAATAGCTTCAGTTGCTTTAGATAAATCATTAGAATAAGTTTTAACTACTTTTTTAGTAGCTTCATCAAATCCCTGAGTATCTTTGGCTAATTCTTGGAGTGTAAAAGAAAGATCACGAAAAATAACATTTGATGCTTCAAATTCTTCTCTAAGTTCTTCTACACTTTTTTTAGCGCCTTCTAAGTCTGCCATAATTTAATCTATATGTTATAAATATTATTTATAACTACTTTTTGTAGGAGACTTTACAGTTCCATCTGAGTTGATAAGATTTTGGGTATTAGAGTTTTTATTTTGTTTAGCTTCTTCTATTTGTTTTGCTTGTTTATCGTAATGTTCTTTTACTTTTTGATAAACAAATTTACGAAGCCAAAGGGGCATTTCATAGACTTCAGTCCATGAATACCCCCCTTGCCCATGAAAACAAATTTCATGGATTTGAGTTAAAAATTGTATTCGGTATTGTTTAGCTGAGGTTGACGTCAGGCCAAAAAAAGCTAATCCCAATTGGGATAGAGGAAGATTTTTCTGTTCCGGAGGGAAAAAAAGTTAAATCTACGTCAGGTTGGATTTTTTGAATATGTTCTCTAAATGCTCTTGCATCTCGAGCTAGAAAAGCAGTATCCACAAACTCCCTAATTGTTTTATTATCTGTTTCCCCATTAACTGAGGTAATCATATGTTTTAATCTAGTGGTAAGTTCGGGACTATCTTCTTTTTTTAATTTCTTAAGACCCTCTAATTCTTGACTAATTTTAGTTTCATCTCCATGAGATAAGAATTTAAATGTAACCTCATTTTTTGAAGTGGGAAGTGTAAAACTAAATTCATTTAGTCCTTTAGTGTAAAGAGATTCTTCAATTGGTTTATTTTCAATTTCAGAAAGATTAACTACTTCTTCTTTACCGTTGTAAGTAAATTTATATTCAGCACCATATCCTAAAATACGAGCAGCAATCATAATTGCATTTTTATCCCCAATCAACAAATCATTATAATTAATATCACTTACAATTAATGATTTTAAAAGTTTATCTAAAACTGTTCCGTTTTGGATGTAATTTGAATTAGTAAGAATATCTTCTTCCTTAGCAGTCATATATTTGATTTCTACTTGACCAGAAGAAAGAGGATTGTCTTCAGAATAAAGTAAACCTTTAGAAGGTAGATCAACAATTTCAGTTGGTAATTTAAATTCCATATCTTTTATTTTATAATAACTTTATTACAAGTATACATATTAAAATAAAAAAGAGCTTAACCGAAGCCAAGCTCTCTTTAGAAAAAATATGTGGATTTCTTTTAGAAGTTCAAGATACAATAGTCTGGTTGAACTGTCATTGAGATTTCAATAGCACCGTCATTGTCCCAACTATATGAACCGAAATTAGATTCGGTAATTAAAGCACCTTTAATAATCCATTCCGAAACAACATCACCTACAGGTCCAATTACATTAAAAGTTAAATCTTTCTTATAGAAATCAGAGTAACCATCTCTACCAGTTACTGATTCGTGGTGTAAACGAACCCATTCCATTACAGCTTGGGCACCTGATGGAGTGATAGGATCAAATAAAGTAAATTCAATTGTTCCCCAAGTAGTTTTGCCTTTTACAAAACGTTGAACGTTGATGTGGTTTAAGGGTATAGGGTTTTGAGATATATTCACACCTCCAACTCCTTTAACCATAAAAGTAGGAACACCATCCAGATACATGAGGAACCTATTCTGTTGTTTGGGTTCAAAGGATGTGAAAAATATTTGGTTTGGATCTAATACTGCCATTTTCTATTTATTTTATTCTAATTATAAATATTTGCTCTTTTAACTTTTATGATGGGAACGTAGCTCCTGTTGGTAATACGTTAAAGTCTAAGTAAATGAATTCAGCTGTTCTAGTTGGTTGAATGAAGATCTGACCCACTAATTGATTTCTATCAATCACATCTGCTGTGTTGTTGGTATCATCCATTATTACTCTAAATGCATACAAACCTTGACGTTGTTGTACACTTTCTAAGTATGGATTTACTTGCGATAAGAAGTTATTTCTTGTAGCAGCTGTGTTTTGTTCAAATACTAGTGTTTGAGAAACTTGGCTAATGTAAGATTTAAGTTCAATTAACAATCTTCTTACATTTACTCTATCTAATGCACTAGCTTGTTTCTGTAATGTTTTCTGTCCGTATACTACAACTCCTGTTCCAGGGAAGGTTGCAATTGGGTTTACATTACCTTCGTACAATAAATCTCTGTTTGCTTGAGATAATTTTCTTTCAGCTCTAACAACAGTACCCATTCCACCTCTGTTAATACCAGCGGGTGCGAACCAAGGCTCTCCAGCATTATCGTTAAAAGCAAATACTCCACCCATCAATGTTGAAGCAGGTACCCAAACTTGATCTCCTGTATCAGGATCTAAGGTTTGTAACCAAGGCCAATACATTGAAGCATATGAAGTATCTCTACCTGCTGCTTGTGAAGTTGCGTTTACTAATGTACTTGCATAGTTTACAGGGTCTACTACTACTAAATTATCTCCTCTACTTTCAGCATTTGAAATAGCTGTAGTAATTTGAGAAGTATGATCTGAATTAGTTAAACCTGGGAGTAATAGTAAGTTGTAACGGTATTCATCTTGGTTTGATAATAACGTTAACATATTATTATAGTCATCACCTACCAATCCTTGTGAATCTGTAGAGCTAATAGCATCGTACATTTTCATTGGTCTACCAGTAGGGATATTTGTACCCGTACCACCCGCAAATGAACCACCAAGTGAGCCTGATCCTACTACTGGGATAGATCCTGTAAATGCGTTTTTAGCAGTACCATTATTACCTAAATAATCAGGAGTATTACTTACATTTTTTACTCTTACATATCTTGAAGCATTAGGATAAGATCCTGAATATTCAATGTAATTTTCTGTAGAGTTATAATTTAGTTTTTGATCACCAATTACACGAGCAACATAATTGCTTTGTTTTGGGTCTAATGATAAATTAGTAAATGTTTCTAATACTGATTTTGTATTAGTATTATCATCTCCTCTTCTAATAACTAAAGAGAAAGTACCTGATGAAGTGTTAGCAGTTGTAACTTCAAATCTAATATTATCTTTAGAACCACTAACTAAAGCTCCATTGCTTAATTCTACATCTGAAAGGTTTCTGTTATTAAATTCTGATCCTTTATAAAGACTTTCTAAAGTAAAAGCTGAACTATTTACAATATCGCCTGCATCTAAAGTAATGGTTAAATCTGTACCAACACCCGTTCCGCTAGCTCCTAAAGATTCTGATGGAATAGTAAGAGTATCTCCAATACTAAATGTGCCTTGTTGACCCGTTACAGTTATAGAAGAAATACTTGCGGTATTAGCTAAAGTAATTGAAGCTGTAATAGCATTAGCTCCAGCGCTTGAACTTACTCCAGTTAAAGTACCTGCTGAACTACCTGTAGCATCAAAAGCACTTAAAGATCCTAGTAAAGAATCTGTAAATGTTTCAAGAACTCCGGATTCAATTCCTGAAGGGATATTTGCTTCGGCATAATCCCAATCAGTAGCAGCTGATCCGCTTACTACACGAGTTACTAATAATGTGTTACCTCCGTTATTAAAATAGTTTTGAGCTGCAATTGAGGTGAAGAACGAATATTCGTTACTTCCACTTTCAAAAGTAGTACCAAATCTATTTTGAAAATCCGAGTATGAGGTTACTATTGTAGGGATCTCAATTGGACCCTTAACTGTAGGACCTACGATAGCAGCACCGGCTTGTACGGGCTGTTCTGTAATAAAAGACTGGTCATTTTCTCTTGCTAATACACCAGGTGATACTAATGTTTCTGCCATTGTTTAAAAGTATTATTTACCATAAATATTAGAAGAGAATTTGAAAATTAACTAGTTTTTACAAACTCTTTAGTCTCCATATTTATAGTACCATTTCCATATTTGTCTTGTAATTCTTTACCAATTTCTTCATTTTTACCATCTAACTCTTTAAGTTGAGATAAAAGTTCAGTTTTTTGGGCATTCAAAAATTGCAACTGGTATTCTACTTGTCCTAAAGTAGCAAATAGATTACTTTGATTTGTTTGTAGATTAGAAATCTTTTGATATTCTTCGTCTGTTAAAAACACTTGTTCCATAATAAATATTAAATTTTAAGTTAAAACCAAATATAAATATTAGGAATTTAAATTCCTAATTAAATTATATCTTTTTTGTTGTAGTTTCTGTAGAAAATGAGACTACAGATTTGCTGTTATATTTTTTAATATTGCTTAAATCTTTTTGTATAGTATCAGGTACAATGTATCCGAATAAATTTATATCGAATGTACTTTTTACTGAACGGAGTTCTCCCTGAGTTATTTCGTTTACTGTATTGAATGAATCAATTTTTGATTTAAATTTAAAACGTTCAGGATCACCCCAGTATGAATCCGAAGCATATCCAATTGCTTCAACTATTTTATTTAATTGTTCAATATAATAAGTTTGGATAATTACGCTATATTTAACATCAACATAATCAGGAACAACATTAGCTATAAATTGTTTTGTAGGTTTTCTATTATTTAAGACGCTAAAATTAGAGTAGAAATTTTTATCGTTATAGCTTTTTTGAAAAGCAGCATATATGTTAGGATAGTTAGCATCTATTTTGTTTGTTAAGCTTCTGTTTTTAGTTACAGAATCTCTTTTAAACACTATAATAGGCATCATAATGGCACCCTTTTTATCTCTATAATACCCATCTTTTTGTACTGATTTCCATCTTTCAGGGGAACCATATACTATAGGTACAGGAAGTCTTTGCCCATTTTGATATACAAAAGGTTTAATCACGTTATTAAAATAATACATGATAGCAGTATCAATATCTTCTAACCCAACTGTAAAGTCTTTATGTGTATCTTCTTTGCGGGATAATTTTTCAGACCTATTAAAATCAATTCCAGTTTGATCTGGGTTTTTAGGGTCTGTAAATTGGTTAGGGTCAGAGGATTGAGTAAAAGATGGATTAGTTACATCTTTACTGATTTCCTTTTGAGACTTTGGTACAGATTTTCTATAGTCTGGCATTAGAATCTTTCTTTAGTAATACCTACTTTATCTGCAGGTATATAGTGAGTGGAACAAATAATAGAAATACTCGAGCCAAAATTCTCTAAACCAGTTTCTAATGGGTTATTTCCATTATCATCTGTGTTGGGGTAATCTGGGTTTTTACCTACAAAATATTGGTTAGCATTTGTAGTATCTACCTCATAATATCCATTTTCCCACGAGATGATATCTCCAACTTCAGGAACTAAATTAGCACCATATTTTTGAGCTGATTGGAAGTTTTGATTAAAATCTTTACCAGCATCTAGCAAATCATCTCTAAAGAATTTAAATGTAATATTCCATTGGAAATTTACACCTAATTCACTTTCAGGGAATTGTTGGTCTGATCTTTCAATCAAGCAATTTAAAAGTACGGGTGGATGGTAATATTTTTCTGTAGCAGATTCCCCGTAAATGTTTACTTTAGTATCTTCAATATCATACTTGTAGTATACACATTGTTGGGAAATGATATTTCCCATCAACTCACGGTTGATATGCCTAAACAGGCTTATATCTCTTGCTTCTCCAAATAATGCCATTATCCTACAAAGATTGTCATTGGTACTTTATCTAACTCACTTTGGCGAGCATCTGATTCAGCGTTACGTCTCTCTAATAGAGATTGACGTGAAGTTGTATCAAAATATTCTCTTAAACGAGTAATTAAAGCATCTTTTTCAGTGTTAGCGGCCGATATTAAATCACTTTGGTTTAATGTTACTGAGTCTCCTGGGATTGGGATTGAAGAGTATTTACCTCTTACATATCCTAACATTTCTTTAGCTAATGCTAATGTATATTCGAATATCCAACTTCTACCTACAGAGTTTACTGCTTTATATTCAACGTTTCTGTAAGGCATTTGAGAAACATTTGTAACTAGATTATCTCCACTTTCCAAACTATTAGTAAATCTATCTGATTTTAAAATATATTGAAACCAAATATTTCCTGTTTCACCTGAATCTGGGATTGGGAATACCCTTAACTTGTTGTTGATTAACTGGAATGAATAGTTTGAGAATAATACATTTCTATACATTTCAAGTTGTTGGATGGCTTGTAAATCAAAACTTAAAGGCATCATTAAGAATTGATTGCCACCATAAGCTGTTAAACCAGCTGATTCCCCAAACATTGCGATAGCTGTTCCAGTGTAACCTAAACCACCATAGAATTCAAATGATGCTGGTTTTGGTTCGTAAAATACTTTTTTAATTTCTACATCACTACCAGAAATCCCTTGTGAGGTTGCCCAAGTATTTAAGTCATAATCTTGAACCGAAGCAGTTACAGCAATTGAACCACTGTGATATGTTACATCCCCACCTACTCCAGCTTCAGTAGCATATTGCTCTGAAAGCTGGATAATGGGGCCTAAGTTAGGGGTTACTAAAGTATTGGATAAATTGGTTGTAGTTTTTTCGTAGGAATTTTCAGATCCTTCTAAGGATAAATAATCTTCTCTTTGTTTATAGGCGAATAATTCGTTTCCATAAACTGTTATTGCCTGTTCAAAGGCAGTATAGAAGTTTGTATCCTGTAGTTCTACATTTTCAATAGGATATCCTAATCGCAAAGCACAAAACTTTGCTACTTTATCAGCGTCTTGCTGGAATTGATAGTCGTTATCGTAGAATCCAAAGGGTGTTGTTCCTGGAAAGAAACTACTTGACCCTGCCCAAATCGGAATGTTTGCCATTACACGTTTTGGTTATAAATATTAGGAAGTTGGTATCTCTACAATATTGAATGTTGATCCTGAAGACATTGTTTCTAATGAACCTGTAATTTGTTCTGTAACATACAAGAGGTATTTATTAATTACATTATCCCCGCTGTTATCTGCTGAGGCAGACACATTACTAACATAGAAAGGGAAACATGCAATTTGTCCACTTCCAGAAGCATATGCCTCTTGTGTAGAATACATAAAACAATCTACAGGAGTTTCTTGTCCATCCTGTGGTAAATGTAAAACAATTCTAAAGTAAGGATTTGTGTATACTCCAGAATTATATTCGAATGTTGATGTTGCTTGTATAGCCATTTGTTTTTTTATTTTTTAGGTTAATTATAAATATATGAATTAGTAAAGAGAGTTCCAACTTGTACCATCATAGAAATAGGGTTTTGGTGGAGTTGAAGATGATACCGCAAATGTTCCTGCAGAAGGAGAAGAAGGTAAAGGATGTTGACCTGGGATTGTTAATATATCGTTTATGGTTACTGTTCCATCATCAGTTACTTTTAATAAATCATCTCCATTACTATCTTCTACTAATAAAGAAGTAGTACCTGATGTAGTACCTGCACCTTTAATATGGAGTTTTGAGGATGGGGTATTTGTACCAATACCAACTTTAATTGAGGTTTGTGTTTCCTTTCCTAATATTACTGTATAATTTTGGGCTGCAGTTGTAAAAGCACCTAATGCTACCGAATCTCTAATTGTAGTATTAGTTCCATAAGAGGCATCATATCCTAAGAAAACATTATTTTGTCCTGTTAAATCCCCACTTTCTTGACCAGAAAAAGCTCCCAATGCTGTATTATTTTGTTTTGCATTATTTTCAAGGGTTCTGTGTCCTACTGCTGTACAATTATCATGTGTATTATTTATAAGAGATTGATAACCAAAAGCATTTACACTATTACCTGTATTATTTTCTGCTGCTAGATACCCAAATCCACTTGTATAATTTCCACTATTTTCTCCCAAAGCTCTAAATCCAAATCCAAGGGAATAGTTACCTGTATTGTTTTGGAGAGTACTATGACCAAATCCTAAAGAATTAGTTCCTGTATTGTTTTGAAGGGCTTGAGCACCAAACCCAGAACAATTTTCTCCTTGGTTGTTTTGTAGTGCTGTGTATCCTATACCATTAGAATAGCTTCCAGAATTATATTGTAAAGAAGCTCGTCCAATACCTACTGAGAATGATGAGGTATTGTATTGGAGAGCGGAGTACCCCATTGCTGTAACACCTATAGAATCTGTTGAATCATTTCTTAAAGCAAAAGATCCAACACCAGTAGTTGAAAAATGACTACCTGAAGTTATTTCTATGCTATTAGCTGTTAATACTCCTGAAATAGTTGCATTTCCTGTTACATCTAGTTTCTCAGATGGTATAGAAGTTCCAATACCTACATTACCTGAGCCATCTATTACAAATAGATTGTTGCCATCGTTAGTAG